ACCTAGACGGTATTGCTCCAGGGCAATTGAAACTTACAAGTGATGTGGTTGCCAATATCCATTTAGGTAAAATTACTAAATGGAATGATCAAGCAATTACTAGTTTAAACCCTGGCATTACTTTACCCGCACAAGCAATCACTGTAGTACATCGTGCTGATGGATCAGGTACAACATTTATCTGGTGTGATTATCTAAGCAAAACTAACGTGGAGTTTGGTAAAGTAGTTGGTGCTGCTACAGCAGTCAAGTGGCCTGTGGGCATTGGCGGCAAAGGTAACGAAGGTGTCGCAGCACAAGTACAAAGAATCAAAGGTGCCTTTGGTTATGTGGAATACGCCTATGCTAAAAAGAACAAAATTGCTCACGCTCAATTGAAGAACCGTGATGGGAACTTTGTTCAGCCAAGCGATGAAGCATTTAAAGCAGCAGCTGCCTATGCAGATTGGGACAATGCTCCGGGCATGTATTTGTTGTTGACAAATCAAATTGGTAAAGATTCATGGCCTGCAACAGGTGCCAGCTTTATCATAATGCACAAGCAACAGGCCGATCTACTAACCGGTCGTGCAATACTAAAATTCTTTGACTGGAGCTACAAAAACGGTTCCAAGATGAGTGAAGAATTGGAGTATGTACATATGCCAGCTTCAGTGATTAAACTAGTACAGGACAATTGGAAAAAAGAACTTAAAGATCCTAGTGGTCAGGCAATTTGGAAATAAGGATTATTATGAAAAAAATTACTATTATATCACTCTTAGCACTATGCTTTGCGTCACCTGCAATGGCAGATGATTACACCGATACTTTGGATATTCTTTTGCAAAAAGGAATATTAACCAAGGAAGAACATTATAGAAAAGTTACCGCGCACGAGGACAAAGCAGAAAATGTACAGTTTAATTCTTCTCGCGTGGACAAAGACCTGCGAGACAACAACAACTACAGACTAAGTAAAGCCAGTGATGGTGCTGTAATGGAAAACGGACTAGGAATCAAATCCAAGGACGGAAATACCACTGCACAATTCACAGGTAGAATTCACATGGATTATAGAAGTTATAGTCCAGTCTACGGTGCAGGTCAAACGACAGACTCATATCAAGATGCATTAGAAGTTAGACGTGGTCGCTTTGGAGTTAGAGGACAGATTGCTAAAGACTTCAAATACCAATTGTTAGCAAACTTTGGAAATGATGTTGGCGCTAGTTCTACTACATCCACAATAGATGAATTCTGGGTCAATTATGCAGCCAATCCTGCTATGCAGTTTCAGTTTGGTACCTTCAAAATGCCGTTTAGTTTAGAGCAACTAACTAGCTCTAATAACATTGACTTTATGGAGCGTAGTTTAATTGGACAAACTGAAGGTGAGTTTATTCCAGCTAAAGAAACGGGCGTCATGTTACACGGTGTGCCTAGAGCAGGTATAACTTATGCACTGGCTGCAAGCCGTGGTCGTGCCAACAAGACTGCCTCTGTAGATGGGGTAGATATTATTGGACGTGTGACCACAAACTTTGCTGAGTTAATTCAGAACAAAGACTTTGTGGCTCATTTAGGTGCAGCATACAGTACCGGCGATGTAAAAACTGGAGTAACTCCTTCAAGTGGGCGTACTGAAGCTCGTCAACAAAGTGCCTGGTTCACAGGGCCAGCTCTAAGCGGCGACACTACAAGAACACGCCAAGGTATTGAGGCAGCGTTTGCTTGGAAAGGCCTGAAAGTACAGGGCGAGCAGTTTAATTACAAATATGACCCGGCTACAGGATCCAATCAAGAAGTGAAAGGTAACTATGTTCAGTTGGTATACAATTTAACTGGAGAAAGCCATGCTTACAAAGATGGCGCATTTGGTTGGATCAAACCAAACAACGCATTTACCAGTGGTGGTCCTGGAGCATGGCAAGTGGGTATTAGATCCAGCGAGTTTGATGCTGAAAAAATTGCAGTAGTATCAGGTAAAGCGAATCAAGCTACAGCAATGACATACGGTATTACTTGGTTCTTAAATGACAATGTTCGTTTTATGGTCAATTATGTAGACACCAAATTCAATGCCCCAGTGGGTGCGTCGGGTAGTAGAGTAAATGGTGAAAAAGCAGTTATGTTGCGCAGCCAAATAAGCTTCTAAATTTTTTAATCAAATCGAGCACAACCATAGAGTGCTACTGGAACTCGTAACCAGACATTGTTTGTTCTTTAAGGTTTCATAGGTAATATATAATGTATAGGGAGTTGATAAATGCCATTTTACGATTTTAGATGTTCTGAGTGCGACACCATGTTTACTGTCATGTGTAAGATATCCGAAAGGGAATCGCAGGTTTGCCCATCATGCGATTCGAAAAACTACAAAACACATCACGCAGGCATGGCTGCTTTGGGAGATCCTGTGCGGCTAGGTATAAGAACTGTGGATAATGGTTTTCGAGAAGTACTATCAAAAATTAACTCTGCTAATGGTAGAAAAGCTAATCTTAAAGACAAATTGAGTAGAAATTAAATTATGGCAATTCTTGTTTTAATCGTTTGGGAGGACAGAATCTAGCTGTCCTCCTTTCGTTCCATTTTACGAGGGCATTCATGGCAAAAACAAAAAGCAATATTCAAACTCAATCTATTCAAAAGCCTCAACTGACTATTGCAAATAATACTAAACTTAAAATACGAATAGATGACCTTAAGGTAATAGAACCATTAACTGATAATCAGAAAGGATTTTTTGAAGCCTACGATAAATCTAAGATCATGTTATTACACGGTATCGCCGGTACAGGTAAAACCTATATTGCGCTTTATCATGCAATAGAAGAAGTTTTAGATAAATCTAATAACAGTTATGAAAAGGTAGTAATAGTAAGATCTGCCGTGCCAAGCAGAGACATTGGACATTTACCCGGAGACGAGAAGGAAAAAACTGAAGTATATACAGAGCCCTACGTAGAGATATGTTCAGATTTATTTAATCGTACAGATGCATATCAAAGATTAACAGAACAGAAAGCAATACAATTTTTAATCACATCTTATGTTCGAGGTATTACATTAGATAACGCAGTTATTATTGTGGATGAATGCCAAAATATGACTGATATGGAACTTAATTCGATTATCACTAGAGTAGGAGAAAAATCAAAAATTATATTCTGTGGAGATTTTAGACAAACCGATTTATATAAGAAAACCGATATGTCGGGATTGAAGAAGTTTATGCGAATTGCGGATATGATGCCTAGCTTTAAGACTTTTGAATTTGGAGTTGACGACATCGTAAGATCTGCGATAGTAAAGGAATATATATTGGCAAGGCTTCAGTACGAAAGTATTTACGAAGCAATATAAAATAGGAGAAGGTATGAGTATGAATCAAATATATGAAATTGAGAATTTTTTAACTGAAGACGAATGCGATAACATCGTAAGATGGTTTGCAAGTACTCCAAAAATGAGTACCAACGGACAATCTCTCTTCAATGGTAAGGCAATTGACTATAGTAATATTCAAAATTATGATATTAAACGAATAGTAAGTACATTCAAATATAATGCTACAAGTGAAGCTAGGCGTTTATTTCAAGAGGAATACTTATACCCCGATTATACAACATTGGTATTATGGGAAAGCGGCTCAGGCATGGTTGTCCATGCGGATAATAGTGACTTAGAAGGCAATTCAAATTATTGCGGATGGAGAAATTACTCAGGAGTGCTTTACTTAAATGATGATTTTATGGGTGGGGAAACTTTCTTTCCAGAACACGGGCCTCTATTCATAAAACCAATGAAAGGAAAATTAGCATTGTATCCTTCTGGACTTAAACACAAACACGGTGTTAGCACCGTAGTAGGAACAAGATATACATTGCCTATCTGGTTTACAACTAATAAACAATATACTGAAGTATAAGGAGAATTGAATGGCATTTAGCTTTGACTTTACGGCGGACAAATTAAAAAAATGTGTACCGAACAATAAAAATCCAAACGACTTATTTAAAGCATTGGAAAATGTTTTACCTAAATATGATATTACCACAAAGGAACGAGTAGCAGGATTCCTCGCACAATGTGGACATGAATCAAATGAATTTACGGTACTTAAAGAAAATTTAAATTATGGCGCCAAGGGGTTGCGAGCAACATTTTCTAAATATTTTCCAGATGATGCAACTGCTGCTAAGTATGAAAAACAACCTGAGAAAATTGCAAATAAAATTTATGGTGGTCGTATGGGCAATGGGCCTGAAGCATCAGGTGACGGATATAAGTACAGAGGTCGCGGAGCAATTCAATTAACGGGACATGATAACTACAAAGCCTTTTCTACCGCAATTGGTAAATCTATTGATGAGACTATTACCTATTTAGAAACATTGGCAGGGGCAATTGAGTCTGCCGCTTGGTTTTGGAAAAAGAATGGTCTAAATGAAATTGCGGATAAAAAAGATTTAGTATTAATGACTAAGCGAATTAATGGTGGCACGATTGGGTTAGAAGATCGCAAAAAACATTGGGAACACGCATTAGATGTATTCGGCGGAAGCTCCGTAGCAGATGTCGGTAAAGCTGTAACAGAACTTGTTCTTGAAACTATTAAGGTTGGTAGTAAAGGCGAAGTGGTGAAAAAGGTTCAAGAAAAACTTGGTCTTACAGCGGATGGAACTTTTGGACCTGGAACCGAAAAAGCATTAAAAGCCTGGCAAACATCAAATGGTCTTACAGCAGATGGAATCGCAGGTCCGGCAACCCTAAAGAAGATTTTAGGGTAAATTTGTATAGACTTTTGTATCTTAGAATGTTATAATATATTTTTAGTGAGGTGATCATGTCAATGCAGTTAGATGTTAAAATGTTTCTACTAGCCTGTCAACAAACACAGTCGACGGATGAAAATGTTAGTTTATACGCAAAATTAATTGAAGAAGAATTTAATGAATTCTTAGTAGCGTATAAAGAGAATGACAATGTAGAGCAACTAGATGCGTGCATGGATATGATCTGGGTTATCCTTGGTTATTGCCATATGAAGAAATTTGACATTAAAGGTGCCTGGGAAGAGGTTGCACGAAGCAACCTCTCCAAAATTGATTCTAACACAGGTATGGTTTTGCGAAGAGACGATGGTAAAATTTTAAAACCCGCAAACTGGACTCCGCCAAATTTAACTAGATTTGTATGATTTTTACTCATGTTGATATAGGGGAATTGCCTAAATTAAATCGAGTAACTCGAGAAGATGGAGTTAGAACATATGAAACTCCTACCGGGGAAAAGTATCCGTCTGTTACTACAGTTACCGGATTATTAAAACGAGATATAATTAAAGCATGGCGAGCTCGTGTAGGTAATGAAGCAGCCAATAAGATTAGCACCACTGCCAGTAAACGAGGTACTCGAATACATACATTATGTGAGCAATATCTGTATAATCAAGATATTGCTCCTAGTGTGTTCGATACTCAAAATTGGACAGAGATTAAACCCTATCTACATAAGATAGACAATATCCATGTTATGGAAAAATCTCTATTTTCTCATCATTTACAAATTGCAGGGACCGTAGATTGCATAGGTGAATATGAAGGAAAGTTATCGGTAATAGATTTTAAAACATCTAAGCGGAATAAAACACGCGCCGATATTCACGATTACTTTATGCAATGTTCTGCTTATGCGGTAGCATATGAGGAGATGACCGGTAATCCGGTTTCTCAATTAGTAATTATAATTTCAACCGACGATCACGGTATTCTAGTTTTTAAAGAAAAACGAAACACGTGGATCAACGGGTTTAAAGATTTGAGAGATATATATAGGAAAGAATTTAATATCTAAATAAATAGCGGAGACTAATATGTCTGTTTATGTTTTATTTGTAGTACTACTATCTCAAGATGTAGAACAAGAGTGGAAATCATATCCTAGATTTGAAGAATGTTGGGAAGCAGCAACTGCTATAGTAAAAAACAGAAATGATATTATTGCTAGATGTGTGTTACGTGAAACAGAATAAATGTGCGACCAAACAGGAGATTTTTTGGTTGGATTCATTCTAGGAACTACGCTAATATGTACTATTAATTTAGCAGTGTGGTTACTTTGGGATGAAGTAAAAGAATTATTGTAAACCCCGAAAGGGAAGAAGTTGACTGAAAGGTGTTCAAGACGCGGGTTCGATTCCCGCCAGGTCCACCATAAAGTATATTAGTCAGGTGAGAAGCTTGGGTAAAGATTAGAGATCAACTAATCGCTAGTATATTTTATAATGGGCCTGCCATGGTTTCGATTGGGCAATAAGTAACGATACAGACAATTCGGTAGGCGATGACCGTAAATCAAGCAAAATAGTAAATGCAAACGATAACTCGTATCGCATGGTAGCGTAAGCTACTCGCTGAGGTTTTTCCGGTTGTCCTTATCATCCAATCAACCGGATATGATTTTATTAAGGAAATATATGGCATTTGAAACAGATTTATATGAAGTTGTTCAGGGAGCAATTTCAAAAGATTTATTAGTACATCTAGATACAGAATTTGAACTAGTAAAAACTCTTCAGTATATGCAAAATAATACGCAACAAACCGAAGAGAATAAATTTCTTTTTAATGATACACAAATCACAAATTCGTATTCATATTATTCTGCACTTTGTTTTGAATCTTTATCTCTTCAGCTTAAACCTCTATTAGAAACGGTTACCGGCAAATTACTTAATCCCACATATACGTATGCTAGGATATACTACACCGGCGCTGAAATGGCAATCCATAAGGATAGACCAAGTTGCGAATACTCCACTACTATCTGCATTTCAAATGATCCAGAACCATGGGAAATTTGGTTTGAGACTTTAACCGGCGAACACAAAGCAATATATTTAGAACCAGGTGACTTAATTGTTTACAAAGGAGATGTACTTAATCATTGGAGAACTCCTTATGCTGGTACTAGACAAACACAAGCATTCTTGCACTATATAGATAAAAAAGGTAAATTTAGGGATTACAAATATGATCACCGACCATACATTGGATATCCGGCAACTGGACGAAAGGCGTAACCAATGTCTTCATTAAAAGAATTAACTTTAGAAAAACACAAAGAAGCAGAAACTCAACCATTTATTAAATCTATTTTTAGTAAACAGGTAGATGTTAAAAAATATACTGATTATCTTTATCAACTTAGATTAATATATTTGCGGTTAGAATATTTAGCAGATGGATTGGGTATCTTCGAAGGAATAGAAGATATTAAGAGGGCAAAAGCGATAGAATTGGATTTTGCAGAATTAGCAAATAATAATATGCAAATATATCTAATGAAAAATTCTACTGCAGCATATTTACAATATATTGAGTCCATTAAATTAGATAAAGATAAATTACTTGCACATATCTATGTTCGCCATATGGGTGATTTATTTGGAGGACAGGCATTAGCTAAATTATTACCTGGTCCTAACAATATGTTTAAGTTTAACGATATCCCCGGTCTTGCAGCTAAGATGAGAAGTAAATTAGATATTTCATTAGCAAATGAAGCAAATTTAGCATTTGACTTTAATATTGCTATGCTTAAGGACTTTAATGATTGAAATTTGGCCGCAAATAAATTTATTATCACAATTAGTTATTGATAAATTTAAACAATATTCTGTTGAAACACTTAAACCAGAATATGAAATTCATGTCGATAATTTTTCATGGAAGAATTATATTTGGACATCTGATAAATTTAGACGAGCGCATATTGAGATAGTAGATGCCACCGCAACTAAAAAAATGTGGGTTATGCATATGTGTATATTTCCGCATTATGATTCGCCGGATCCAATTTTTGGATTCGATGTAGTCTGCGGACAAAATAAGATAACAGGGGCATTCCACGACTTTTCCAAAATAGGAAAATCGAATCTATATGATTGGTATCAGAATAGAATGTCATCAGTACAATGGAGTAAACCAAGAGAACTTCCGGAATGGGCACAGAAGATTTTTAGTCCAAAAATGTTAGCTGCGGGTAATATTCATACTCAAGAAGAATATGATCAACTAGTAAATACTTTTATTGACAACCTAGATTATTACCTTTATAATATAGGTAATAGTGTAAAAGATGCAGATTTTATATCTATGCAAAATCGATATTGCAAAAATCAAAAGTTGAATCCTCATACCCCAGCAATGATGGTAAATTTTGGAGTAGACAAACAAGTTTTTACAAATTTTATGGACGAAGTATTATTCCCGGAAACACATGGATAACGAAATAGAATACATTCTAACAGATAGTTTAATTATAACCAAGAAATTTAGATCACCTAATGAATTTTCCCTGCATATTGAAGAGCGTGTGATTAGAGAAAAAATTGGATATATGGATGCTATTATACAATATTGCGAAGAAGTAGATATTGAAATTGAATCCATATCAAAATTAATAAATCAGTCGCTTAAAGATAAAGTACAAAATGAAGCAGAGGAACAGAATTATTTAAAACGTAGAGGAAAATTACCACTTTGATTATGGATGAATTCGCAGTATATAAAATGTACATAGCATTGAAGTTACACTTCACTACAGATAATTATGACATAACTAAGAGAAATGGAAAAGTTAAAGCTAGTAGACAGGCATTTGCTAAAAGAAAAGATCTTTTCTCTATTAGAAAAATTTCCAAAACTTACACAGATGAAGAAGTTGCAAATTTTTTAGTTTCAAATTTTGTATCCGGAGATCGCTGGGGAGGAATGTTTGATTCTGAAGCAGGTAAAACATACGTAGAATGGAAAGGTAAGATGGAAAGTCTTACCTATAATTTTACCAAAGAACTTGACGCAATTATACATGAATTAGAAGTAGGTGGCAATAAAATTGAAGATGCTTTTATGATTACAAAAGCACAACATCCATATATATTGAAAGCATATCTGAGAAAATCAATATCTATTGAAACTTTAGTTATTCTAGATAAGGTGTTTCCTTATATCGAAACATTTGACGATAAGCTTTCAGCGGACATTCTTTGGCCAGATGTATCGAGATTGGTCAAAAAATATAAACCATTTTTACGAATAGATAAAGACCGATATCATGCAATATTCAGAGAAAGAGTTGGAACTTAATCTCAGTTCTAAGAAGATACAAGATTTGGAAATAGAACTTCATTTAACAAAAGAACTACTTACTACTTGTATTGAATCATTAAAAGATACTCAAAGGTATCTAATGAAAATGGCATACAATCAATCTGAAATAACTAAAAGGGTTGCATCGTGGCCTTATATTGTAGTATCCTCAACCGGCAACGATGGGGACGAGGATTCTAATTACTAATACTAGGAGAGTATTTTTAAAATGGCAAGCAAGAAACGAAACAATGATTTCGACAGAGAGAAAAAAATTAAAAAAATTAAGGATAAAAATGTCCTTGACAAGCACAGAAAACTTATATATAATATAGCATCGGCTAAAGTAATGCAAAATGATTACGAGGACGATGACGAATTAGATTATGCTTATGTGATAGATGCAAAAACTAAACGTCGTTAATACAACACATACACCGCAAATACGAAAGGAAGTACAATGGCATTTAAATCTTTATCCGACTTACGCAAAAGTCGAGGTGGCTTCGATACCCTAATGAAGGAAGTCGAAAAAATCGCAAATCCCCAAACCGAATCACGTGGTGCAGACGAGCGCTTCTGGCAACCAGAGGTAGACAAAGCTGGCAATGGCTACGCTGTTATTCGTTTCCTATCACCGCCTAAAGGTGAAGACCTCCCCTGGGTTCGTATTTGGAATCATGGATTCCAAGGACCAACCGGCAAATGGTACATTGAGAATTCATTGACCACTTTGGGTAAGGCCGATCCTATTTCAGAACATAACACTGAACTATGGAATTCTGGGACAGAGGCAAATAAGGAAATTGCTCGTAAGCAAAAACGTAGACTATCCTATATTACAAATATTCTTGTAGTTAAAGATCCGGCGCATCCTGAAAACGAAGGTAAGGTTTATCTTTACAAATTTGGTAAGAAGATCTTTGACAAAATTAAAGACATCGCCGAACCACAGTTTGAGGATGAGAAACCTATTAATCCTTTTGATTTTTGGGAAGGTGCAAACTTTAAACTTAAGATTCGTAATGTAGAAGGGTATCGAAATTATGATAAATCAGAATTCGATGGGCCAAGTGCAATTTCTGAAGATGATAGTAAAATTGAAGCTATCTGGGATGGACAACATTCGTTGTTAGAATTTTTAGATGAAAAGCATTTTAAATCATATGACGATCTAAAGAAAAAATTCAATATGGTGATGGGTTTGACTGGAGGGCTTGCTGCTACTAAGAGTGCAGAAGATACATTCCTTGATAACTATCCCGTATCTGAATCTACAAACTCTCCGCCACCTGTGATGGAAAAGAAAGTAGAAAAAGCTCCAGCAAAGGAAGTAGACTTTGATGATGACGATGAGTCACTATCATATTTTGCTAAATTAGCTGAAGATTAAAAAAAGCCCCGAAAGGGGCTTTTATTTTGACTATCGTTTACCCATTCCGTCAGTCCATATTCCCCAAGAGTCTCTTTTATCTCTTTTAGCACTTCCCGGGCTAAGGACAGAATTGGATCCTTGATTATTTCCCCCACCTACTACAGTGTTATTAGTTACAATATTTGTGGCGGCTTGCGCTTTTTCAACAGCATAATCCTTTATCTTAGCTCCTTCTTCTGTTATATCTTTAAGTGTTTGTACTATTGCTGTACCTAAGTATGGTGCTAAATTTATAGTATCCGTAGTTGGTGTACCAAAACTAATAGTTAATAAATTATTTAGCATGCCTTCAATTTTTGTAGGATCTAATGTGTCTTTTGCTATATCAACTATATTCTCACCAATTTTTTCGAATCCTTCAAGAGCTTTCTTCATTGTTTCGTTGAAATCTTTAAAATAGTCCGTAGTTGTGTCTAATGCGTCATCTAAAGTGGTCATTGCATCTTTATCTTTTGGGTCAGGTTCGGCTTTTGCTCCGCCGTGTCGCCAACCTTGTCCTGGTATATATATTGACCCCCTAGTTCTAGCAACAACCTGTTCATCAAGCTGTCGAAGTCGATTCCCTGTAGTGGGATCATATTTCCCACCGAATTGTTTATCCCATGCTGCAGCTGCCTCAGGATCGTCTGGCCTTTTGTCTGCCTGCATAACTCCGGTCCATACTTGCGGGCGACGATTTCTTTGGGCTTTGAGGCTGCCATCTTTATTCTTTTTATCCCACACGTCAGATGCATTTTCACCGCTAAAGAAGCGTTTTAATTTATTTAAAAACGATTCGTCTTTTACATACCCATCTGTTGGTTGTATTGGTTTACCGTCTGCATCAACGCCGGCTCCTTCAGTTTTTCCTTGTAGTTCTTTGTATGCCTTTACACCTATTAACGCAGCAATTATCGCAGCAATGCCAACGGGTGTTAATGCTAGACGCAAAGCGCCAACAAATATACCAGGTAAACTTTTTCCAAATTTAGTAATTAACATTGCAGCGCCTGTCAATGCTGCACCAAATCCTACAACTAGAGATTTTAATACCCCGCCAATCCCCTTAGCTGCTGTAGAAATAATACCACCGGATCCTTCCGAAGAGTCAGATGGTCTTTCTGTTTCTCCCATTGCTTTTGCAATTGCCGATGCTAGCAAAGATCTTTCTTGAGATTTTGCGCCGGGTTCAGATTGGCTTTTAATAAAAGCAATATCTTGAGCTTGACGCTGCGTAACTTCTTTTAATATTATTATTTCATTAATTAGCTGTTGTTGGTATCTAGATGGGCCTGTAATTTGGGTAACTATTTTTTTAAAGAACCCTGTATTGGTTTCATCTTTAGGTCCAAGCGGAGAACCTTTTAACCCCGTGGCTGCGCCTTTTGCTCCAAACATTTTAGCTAATGACGACATTCCTCCGTTGCCACCTAAGAATTGTTTTTGATTAGTTGAGGCTCGTCTCAATTCTTCTAATTCTTTTCGTTGCTTCGTTATTGAATCGGTTAATCCCTTTAACACCGAACTTTGTCTGTTCAACAAAGAAGATTGAGATTTAGCGGCAGATAATAGTTCTTTATCTACAGAAGTTAATTGATTGGTTGGCAAAGCCATTTTATGAATCCTTTATTGCTTTTTGTTTTAGTTTATCATTTTGTTCATCGATATATCTAATTAATAATGTAGTGTAAATTTCTCTTTCCCACGGTATCATATCTTCTATTTCAGACAGCGAATATTTGTGATGCTGCATAAGTGAAAAATTCAACTGATAATAATTTAAAAGACCTTCATGAGAAAGAGTTAGGCGAAAAAATTTTGTAAACCCTCCAGATTTGTTTCATTTTTTGCGCCACAATTTGGGCAATCATGTTCAATATGCTGTACTACTTTTGGCATAGTTAAAAAGAATTGTTCTAAAATATCAAATTGCGCTTTAGAAAAAGAATTTACAAATTCTAACATTTCTTCTTTAGTATAATTATCATAATTTTCTTCTTCAGTGAATACCGACTTTATGCACATACATAATAATTCTACGACATTATCGGATTTGAAATCTTTATAGATATTCATCAACTCATCGAATCTAGGATATCTCATCTCTAAACCAATTGTATCTGTAATAAAAAGCTTAGTTGAATGATTAGGATTCTTTTTAACTTCCGCTTTAGTTAAATCTAATTCAAATTGAATTTTTGTGCTGCAACTAGTACATTCCAAAGTTAAATTTGTTTTTTCCCCGATAGACTTTGCTCTTAAATTTAAAAAGATATATTCAATATCAAAACTAGGAATTTCGTTAATCTTTAATTTATTATAGGTGCAAACATCTACGAGATCTGTTATTACTCGTTGGATTTCTTCAGTATCGGAATCCAACGAAGTTAATAGAATCTTATATTCCTTTACTAAAAAAGGACGATATTTAATTTTTTGACCGGTTGACGGTAATATCAATTCATAACTGGGTGTTTCTAATTTAGGCAATGCCATATGTTATCCTCAAAAATGTTATTATAAAATCATTTAATTATTCGATTGGTGCAGATTGAAATATTCTATATTCTTGTTCAGATACTCGTTGACCCTTTACCCAAAATGAATCTGTGCTATTTGGATCGAGGTCCGTTGAGCCCGAAGAAAATCTGTATCTCTCTTCGATCTCCGGCGAAGGTACTGAAAATAATTGAACAACGGGATCGGGTTTCGGCGCGGCCACGCTTGGATTTTCTATTGAAGGATAAATGTAAGGATTAAGAAGATTCAGTTTATCAACCGCCCGATGCCGAGGCCACCATTTTCTATATGCAAAACTAACATTTAACCTATGGGAAGAATTTTGCGTACTACTATTTAAGTCTAACATGGAGACACTTCTAGGAAAAGCATCTTCTAATACTACCGCATAGGTTTCTTTATTATACTCATCTAATTGAGAAATGCGTATTGTTGTTGCATATGTACCTTGATAATGTACATAATATTCATTTGGATTAATAATTATATTCATCCATGCATCAAAAAATCCTTTAATATCCATTTCTCTATCTACAATAAACGACATTGAGATATTGTCTCCACCGTAATCAACACTCATTGGTCTTTGATATGCTGGTCCTTGTATTCTCTGCTGTTTTACATTTATATTACGTACAGGTAAACTTGCACTGTCGCAAAATAAAGTTATTAATTGGGGATAATCTAACACCGTTTTTAATACGTTAGGTGGCGGTATTAAAACTTCAAACCTATTGGGTTTAGCTACACCCCTTGTTCTTATTTGCGTTTGAAAATTTGATATATTAAAATATGACATTTTTTATAATCCGTATTTTTTTGAATTGTCTTTCCATGCAGTTTGCTTTCTACCTTTTTTAAATTTCTCAACCGGTAGCATGGCTGCAGTTTTCCAATCATTAAAACCAATTCTTAAGAAACTACTTCTAACATGCGCACTTAGATAATGTTTTACGCATGAAGTTGCCCCTAAAAATCTAGAAGAGCTATTTAGTATTTGCCACGATAGTCGTATTCTAGTATCATCTGTTATACTAGTATTAATTACTAATTTACTTAATTCCCCCAATAGGTTAAATCTTGCAATATGGGGTAAGTAATGTATATTAATACCTAAGAATCCATCGGGCAACATTCTAAAAGGTAATACTAATGGTGCCGCATCATAATATGGAAGTTTATCTTTGTACTTGGGGTCGTAAATAAAAAGATACATTTGCCCGGGTTGTACGCGATTTACTGTCTTTATACTTGTGGGCAATTGTGTACTTCCGCCGTTGCGAGAAAATCGATTAACTTCATTCTTGTACCATTGCTGAGCTTTTATATCATCGCCCTCGCGAATAGTTACCGTTTTGAATACGTTTTCAGCCATTAATTATTCCTAGATCTTTTTCGGTTAATATCATAAATTTCATATTTCTGTCCTGACAAAATTCAAATGCTGCTTTCCACTTAGCTTCATTTACCCCATATTGAAATACCTCATCTATAAATCGCTTTGTTTTTTTCTGCGGTATTGCAGGAGGTTTGGTAAATCTTTCTGGTTTTATTTCTATTAGATACTTTTGAGTAACATCATTTTTATTTCTAACTTTAATATAGAAATCTACAAAGTATCTGTGTATCTTTTTATCAATCGGGGACACATATGGTACAATTACTGTCTCAGACCCCCATTCCTCTACACTAGGAGTCATATCGCACCATTTCATAAATCGAAGCTCCCATAAAGACCTATAAACAATGTTCGTAAAATCGCCCTTATATTTTTGGGGATTTTTCGGCTTAAACTTTCCTTTATAGGTTTTGGTGTATATCATTTGCTATAAATATATAATTGTAACAATATTTATAAAAAAAAATATGCCGCAAACTGCCAATGATGTCGTGTCTGAAGATAACTCCGACGATAAAGAATATCGCAATCAAAACCTAGGAAAACAATATGAAATAGGAACATTGGAATATCCAATTGGTCTTAGGAATCTACCGGATTTGCAGCACTACGTGGCATTTTTCATAAATGTCAGGGATAAGAGTACCCAAGGAATACAGAATCGAGATAAAGATTATTTCATATCAGCGGATTCTGAAGAAGGTAAACGATTGGCAATTCTTCAAGCTGAGGAAAATCGCTTATCCCAAAAAGGGGCAGAAACTGCAGTTTCAACCGTTGCAAAAAACATAGGCGCGATTACTGGCGCAGGTGTATTATTATCCTCTTTGGGAAGATCTTCCGGAATATTAGATGCAATACGTCGTGTCCCAAAAGGCGCCGCAAAAGGATTAATTGCGGGCACTGGTGCTCAGATTATATCAAACGAAATTCAAAATGAAAATTTCTATGCTTTTAGATCAGGATCAACTTCTAGATTAAAAGAGGTTATTACATTACATGTTGAGGAAAGACCAAGCGTAAAGTATGGCGTAAATTATTCCACAACTGATATGGCAGGATTTTTAGGATTAGGCGGAATCTTTGTACAGGGGTCTGTTGCAAAATCTACAGCAGGTGGGTTAGAAGCTATGGCGCCAGAGGCAAAAGCCAGAGTGTTAGCGGAGATTGCAAGAATACCATCATTAGGCGGACAAGGATTTATTCCAAATTTCTTAGAATTATCGTCAAAAACAAAAACAAATCCTTTTAGAGAAACTTTATTTGAATCTGTTGATTATAGAACATTTAACTTTAGATATAGATTTTTTCCAAAAAGTTGGAATGAGAGCCAACGAGTAAAAAACATAATAGATATGTTTAAATCTCATATGTATCCAGAATTGACTCCTGATAAAATGTTCTATGTATATCCTTCGGAATTTGATATACAATATTATTTCAAAGATAAAGAAAATAATTATTTACATAAATTTACAAAATGCGCATTGACTGATTTAGCCATAGATTATGGGGGAGAGCAATTTGTAACATTTCAAGATGGCGCTCCTGCGGAGATATCTGTAAGTTTAACCTTTACAGAATTGGAACAATTATCAGCACAAAGGGTAAGAAATGGCTATTGATTTCTTTTCAGACTTTCCTAAAATTGCTTATTCCTTAGATGATAACGCAACTCAACAAGTTGTCGTCGATGTACTTAAAAGAGTAATCATACAAAAAGAATATCAAGAAAATGCTGCATACTATGAAGAATATGATGTTAAACACGGAGAAACCCCGGAGGAAGTATCTTTTAGATTTTATGGAACCACGTCGTTACATTGGTTAATATTAATGGTCAATAATATTATTGATCCTAGATTTGGATGGCCGATATCTGAAGAAAATTTAATTAAACAAGTTGAGAGTAAATATGGCGGGGAAAATAATATATTTACTTTGAATAGAGCAAAAAACGCAAAGGGATATCAAGTAGAAACATTCTTTATATTATCAGAAGAATCAACTCATAAAGATCCTGTTAGAATAGTATATGAAGGTATATCCGATAATATTAATACGCCGGTAATATATCAAGAGTCGTTGACTATTGCAAATTACGAAAGTAACTATGAAGTCGAATCACAAAAGAATGAAAAAATAAGATCTATAAAAATTATAAAACCTGAGATAGTCCAGGATATTGTTATTAACTTTAAACAACTTATTTCTAAATAATGCTTAACGAAATTTTACAAGCTCCAGGGCAAGTACAGATAGACAACCTAGTACTCGTTTCTTTTAATAAGGGCACATATGTTAGTTTAACTGATTACTTAGTAGAAATTAATTTATATGAGAGTATCTTTGAAAATAGTATATCCGGAGAAATACTTTTAGCAGATAGCAGAAACTTAATACAAGAATTAGGTATCATTGGAGAAGAATACTTATCGGTATCTTTTAGAACTACTACATTGTCTAAGGAAAAAAGCATATCTAAAATGTTTAAGATATATGCGTTAAATGATAAAGAATATGCTAAAGATGGTAGTATTTTAATATACAAATTAAGTTTTACATCCGTAGAGTCTTTTCAGGATATTATAAATCCTATATATCGAGCATTTAACGGTTCTCCAAATGATATTGTTAAATTAATATTTAACGAGTATCTATCATCTACTAGAAATATATCAATTGGTGTGAATACTACTGCCGCAGAAGAAATTAAAAGTAGTATAGCAATCTTCGGCAATCCTGCAAATATTATTAACTTCGTTAGTCCAGGGTGGTCTCCAATTAAATGTATTAATTGGGTAGCTAGTAAATCTGTACCTAGTAATAACAAAGCTGCAAATTTTCTATTTTGGGAAACAACTAAAGGATTCTATTTTGGTAATATTGGCGAATTAATACAAAAAGCAGATTCTCTATCTATAGGCACTTATGATTATTCTTCTGCTAAAATAAAAAGTCCAACACAAGAAGATATAGAAAAAAATAAATTCATGTTTACAATTAGATCTATAAGCGTAAATAGCACATTTGATCAAATGCGGAATTTAACTACAGGCTATACTAGTAGCAGATTGGTGGATATTAACTTATATAACAAAGAATATAATCATGTGGATTATGATCACGGGGACAATTTTAATAATTATCCGCACCTTCAAACAGAAATGCCAAATCCATTTTTTGAAAAAACATCTCCAAGAAATCCTTCTACCTTTTTAGATGTTAACTATAGTTACCCAGCATTACATACTGGTAATTTAGAAAACTTCGATGTTAAACTAAAGGATATTTTTGGTAATAGAAGATCTAATATACTAGAATTAAGAAATTTTAATATGGAAATAACTATACCCGGTAGAACAGATATAGAAGTAGGCAGAACAATCAACATAAATTTACCTAAAGGTATACCCGGAGATATTGCGAAACCTATGGATTATAAAGATGATGGTATATATTCTGGCAATTATTTAATAACCAGCTTATGCCATAAAATAAATTTAAAGTCCCATTACATAATTATGGAAGTATCTAAGGACTCCTTACCTTACAGGGCAATTAAACAATGAAAACTATGCATTGGTGGACGGGGGTCGTTGAAGATAGATATGATCCTGAAAAATTAGGTAGATGTAAGGTAAGAATCTTTGGGTATCATACCGACGATATTACACTGTTGCCTACCTCGGAATTGCCGTGGGCTATTCCTATGCAACCCATTACATCCGCAGCTACATCAGGAGTCGGGTCTTCCCCTGTTGGGATAGTTACTGGTTCTTGGGTAGTAGGTTGGTTTTTAGATGCTGAAGAAGCTCAGCAACCCATTATTATGGGAACAATCGCGGGGAAACCTGGAACAACTGCTAAAACTGAAACCTATAATAAAAGTAAACAAATACAAACCAAAACAGTGAAAGATACACAGGGCAATGCGCTATATGATACGAATAACAATGCAATCGCTGCGTCTAATGAATCCGTTGTTGGTATTGATGAATCACTAAAACCGCTGGTCGCATCAGATTTGAGCAAATTGAAAGACGCATTAGGCAATAAATTATCTAATTCCAATTACGACAAAGTAGGAGAATTTGGCGAGCTGGGCAAATACCAATTTAATTTATTACAATTGCAGGACTTGGGATACATTCGCATCCCTATTGCAGAATATTTTGATCCAAATGCTGCAAATAATACTGCATATTGGACCGGCAAAGAAAATATAAAATCTAAAGATAATTTTTTATCCAATAAAACGACGCAGGAAACTGCGATGGATAATACAATAAAATTAAATTATGAAAGAATGATTAGTACAGATAAAATTACTGAGGTTGAAGATAGATTTTTAGTTGCGGGATTTTTAGCATCTGCTCATGTAATAGGTGCGGAGTATGCAGACAATCTACAAAGAAAAGATAATTACGGAAGAAAAGCTGAAGAATTTTTTATTGTAGGTAATACTAGTTTAGGTGGCGATATATTATCAGGATCTACAACTAAAAATACTTTTGAGAATACTATTGATAGTGCTACCCCTAAAGAAATACAGAATCAAAAAGCATTTTCGGATCCAGAAAAAAAATATCCTAAAAAAGATTACGCAGGTTATACTGATGTGAACAAATTGGCAATAGGAGACACTTCTCATAGATACTTTACAATTAAAGAAAATAAACAAATAAAAAATGTTCAAATAGCAAATTCTAATGAAAAGTGGAGTGAACCTAATTCCGCATATAGTGCAGCATATCCTTATAATCAAGTAATTGAAACTGAAGCTGGGCATATATTAGAATTAGATAGTACGCCGAATGCTGAAAGAATACATCTATTTCACACTTCAGGATCTTATATTGAAATTGATATTAATGGTTCGTCTGTTAGAAAAGTAATAGGAGATAATTACGAACTAATTGATAAAAATGATTATGTATTTGTAAGGGGTGCAAAGAAATTAACTATTGAGGGTAAAACTAGCATTTATGTAAAAGATGATGCGTCAATACAAGTTGACGGAGATACTTCAATTATTAGTCACGGAAATATGACTGCAGAATGTGCGGGCGTAGTAGCAATTAATGCGAACAAGGCTGAAATTACTACAAAAGATACTTTAAATATTGTAGCAGGAGGAGCATTAAATATTATAGGGGACAGTATTAATATCCAATCTAAAAACAATTTAGCTCTTAGTGCATCTAATGATATTGCGATAGATGGAAAGATAAATGCAAGTATGCGAGCGGGTGCAATATTATCGCTTGATGCACCACTTATAAAAAATAAAATGGGCGCCGCATCTGTAGCAAATACAAATTTTAAAGCATCCGATTTACCAAATGTAAAGGTAATTACTAAAACAGAACCTGCTGCAATGACTAGGGCATTAAGTGACGCGGAATGCTTAGATGATGCAGAAGAATATACCCCAACAGCCAGCGAATCTAAATATATTAGAGTTGCTACAGATGTGTCGGCAAAGGACACCTATCCGGTTACGGATACAAATGATTCCAAATTAAAATCTTTAGATTTTTCAGATATTCGGTCAGCAACATATTTTCCGGGCACATTTAGATTATCCAAAAATTTTACTATTGCGAGCTTATCTATCGGTGATTTGGGGTTAAGACCATTGGTTGCGCAGCGTAATTTAACCTCCAAAGAAATAGTTATTAATATGCGCATTTTAGCTGAGAATGTGTTAGAACCTCTCCTACAAAAATTTGGTATATTTCAAATAAGCAGCGGCCTAAGAAAAGCGGGCACATCTACATCTGCTAGCGATCACGATATAGGATGTGCAGCAGATATACATTTTGGAACAGTTCCCTTTGAATCTATGAGTAAATCTCAGAGAAATGTAGATAGAATGAAGCATGTTAAAATTGCAGAATGGATGACGCAAAATATTCCCTTTAAACAACTATTGTTAGAATTTAAAACAGATACAATCTATTCTAGAGATATTACAAAATTTTGGATTCATGTTGCATTACAAACTAAAGACAATACTGTAATTCGTCCAAGGTCCGGAACGATCGCATGCGTAATGGATGGAGCGTATCCAAAACTTGATTCTAATGACGAACCTATAATAGGTAAAAATGGAAAACCGGAAACCTATATGCGTTGCGCACCAGAAACTATAAATCGTTTACCTAGACCCCCAGCAGAGACATAATAAATATCAATAATGGCTACTAGTAAAAATACAAAAACTTTCGTTGATCTTGATTTGTCTTTCAAGGCAAACCCCTTTACTAAAGATATCTACCTAAAGACCGACGAAGAGGCAGTAAAGACTGCATTAAAACATTTAATACAAACTAAAAACTTTGAACGACCGTTTCACCCTGAAATAGGTACACAAGTTTATTCTTTATTATTTGAAAATTTTTCTCCTGCTGTGCGTATCGCATTAGAAAGAACAATTCGAGAAACTATAGAAAAATTTGAGACTCGGGTTAGAATAATTAATGTAAATGTACAAGAAACGGTCGAGTCAAATGATTTGGCAATTAATATAGTGTTTGCGCTAAAGAATACAGATACGCCTTTAACGATAACAACCTTTTTAAGTCGAGTAAGATAAATGGCAAATTATAGAATTTCTGAATTAGATTTTGACGAAATTAAAATCAATCTAAAACAGTTTTTAGTTAACTATAGAGATAAAGATAAAAATCTAATTTTTAAGGATTATGATTTTGAAGCATCCAGCTTATCTATTTTATTAGATCTGTTATCCTACAACACTCATTATAACGCATATTTGGCAAATATGGTTGCAAATGAAATGTTTTTAGATTCTGCGGTAAAAAGAGAATCTGCAGTATCGATATCAAAACATCTAGGATATACCCCGTTGTCTTATAGAAGTGCAAAAGCGCAAGTTAGTTTTGTTATCGCAAATCCTGCGGGGAATCCTACTACATTAACTTTACCAAAATTTTCACCATTTTCTACTATTATAGATGGTACGTTGTACACATTTGTAAATTTAGACTCAGTTACAATTAGCCCAGTTAACGATGAATATTTGTTTTCGAATGTGGACTTAGTTGAAGGTCAACCTTTGAATTTTACATATAGAGTCAATGCATCGGGGCCAGACGAAAAATATAGTATACCAAATAATAATATAGATACAAGTACTATCAGAGTAGTAGTACAAAATTCGTATTCAGATACTACGCAAACTACATATACAGTAGCAGGAAACTTGGAAGCTTTAACCGGACAATCACAAGTATATTTTATAGAAGAAAGCCCAACAGGATATTATGAGATATTTTTTGGTGACGGGGTATTAGGTAAAAAGTTGTCTGACGGAAATTTAGTTAGAATAGAATACCTAGTTAGTAACGGATCTAAATGTAATGTATCTAATGAAATTGACCAAGAGTTTTCACTACAAACTAATGTAGGTGGTGTTAATTTGGAGGCGCCTATTATAGCATCTCGTAATTCTACAGGTGGCGATGAAGCGGATAATTTAGAAGAAATAAAATTTAAAGCTCCAAGATTTTTATCATCTTTCAATAGAGCAGTTACTGCAAATGATTACAAAGCAATCATTGAATCAAATTATCCGTTAGTAGAATCAATTTCTGTTTGGGGCGGCGAAGAAAATATTCCTCCAGTATACGGCAAGGTATTTATTTCATTAAAACCATATTCAGGATATACCATTAATACGGAACTTAAAGAAAAGATAAAATTGGAAATTTTGGCAGATAGAAAAATGATGTCTATAATTCCAGAATTTAAAGATCCAAATTATTTGTTCGTTACAGTAAATGCAAAAGTAAAGTTCGATCCTAAAAATTCTAAGTATAATCAATCGGAAATTACTACTTTAGTTAGAGCAAAAATTGAAGAATATTTCCAACAGGAATTGCAAAAGTTTGATAAAGATTTTGTGTATTCCAAATTATCCAGAGCAATTGATTCCGTAGATTTATCGATATTAGGCAATGCGGTATCTTTTCAAATTCAGAAAAGAATAACACCTTTAGTAAATACTGAAAGTATTTACACCGGAACTTCTGCATTAAAATTTGCTAATCAATTGGTATCTAATACAATACAATCTACAGTATTTTATTATAAAAAAGACAATATAATATACTCGGTGTATATAAAAGATATTTTGACTGCGGGTACTACTGGCACATTAAACCTATATAATTCGTTAACTGATACAATACTAATTCAAAATATTGGAACTGTTGATTATGTAAAAGGAACAATTACTATTCCTAGTTTAACTCCTGCCGGATATTATGAAAATAATAATGATATAAGAATTTCTGCGAAGATACCGGAATTAGATATACAATCTAGTAGAGATTTAATTCTAATTATAGATGATAGTACTTCTAGCAGCATTATAAAAAGAAGTGCTGGATTAACCGTAACTATAACAGTCTAAAATGAATAATATTTACGACCCAGTCCGATTAACAGGCCCTTTGAAAATTTATGGTACATCGAGACCTGATAATCTAGATAATTCTCAGTTTAAAAATTCTTTGACTGGGTGGTTTTATCCTTTGTATATAACTAGAGGAGAAGCCATACAAGCAGATTTGGATAGGGGCGGAAAAGGAATATATCAAGTAGTAACTTTTTATGAAAGAGCCGGAGAATTTTATATTCCGGATGCCTTTATAAATTTAGGTAAATTAAAAGATCCGCTAGTATATACATTGTATGAGGGAGATGGCGCTGAAAATCCGTTTAAAAGAATACAAAATAGATTATCTTTATTGATTGCGGATCAATTACCAGAATTTATACAAGATGAATATGGTATGTTCGTAACATTTCTAAAAGCATATTATGAGTTTTTAGAACAAAATAATTCTGCTCAGCAAGTATTACAGGATTTATCTAAATATTCAGATATAGATACAACATCTACCGACTTAATTGAAAAATTTGTGCAGAACTACGCCAACGATTTAACTCAATCTAAACTGGCAAATAATAAATTTTTAGTTAAAAAGATACGAGAAATTTATAATAAAAAGGGGACTGAGCCTGCATATAGATTGTTATTTAATATCCTATACAAAGAAACAATTAGTTTTTTCTATCCATACGACATTGTTTTAAAACCTTCATCTGGTAAATGGATTACTCCTAAAGCCTTGCGAGTCAAGCAAACAAATGCCAGACAAAATGTATTTGAATTTGAAAATACGCAAGTACAAGGAAGAACGTCAAAAGCTACTGCAATTGTAAGTAAAGTAATTAAAATTATTTTAGAAGAATATGAAGTATACGAATTAATTTTAGATACCACAAGCGTATCTGGGGAATTTTTAAAAGATGAACAAATTGATGCAGTAAAAACTATTTTATTATCTGGAGAGATTCGCAACTTTACAATTTCCCCGTTAAGCGCGCAAGTATATTCTGTTTTAAGTAAAATAGATATACTGGATGGGGGATTAGGATACAAAAAAGGACACCCTGTACAAATAACAGATACTGAGGGAAAATTAGCAAAAGCAACAGTTAATAATGTCAATAGATTTGGAACAATCACTGCATTTAATATTATAGAATCGGGGGTAAACTATAGTAATGCTACAAGCATAGATGCCGGATTACCAACCGAATTACTTTCAGGTACATATTCATATTATCGTGGAGCAGTTACAGTAACTTTTCCATTACAACATGGATTGGTTAAAGGAAAAAATATTGAGGTGTTTTACTCCGGAAATATTTTTAGTCCAATTGATAATACGTCGCATAAGGCAATTGTTGCATCAGTTCCGAATGTAAGAACAATTAGATTTAGATATCCGGGAATTTAAAAATGGCAACAACTCCAATAGTAAAATTATACATTACATCACCTAACCCTATAGTAAGCGAGGGGCAGGTAGCTAGATTTGATCTTCGGGCGGAAAATTTAAGTTCTGGTACAGTGGTACCATATCAAATATTTGGTATACAGCAAGGAGATTTAATAGGTGCAGCGCAAACCACGGGAAGTGTGACGTTTGTTGCAACCGGAATTCCAAATGAATCTAATGCAAATGTTACTTTGTCGATTACTGAGGATTTTGTAACAGAAGGACCGGAAAGTATATTTTTAATATTACAACCAAGCTTTCCTTACTCTTTAGAAATATCGTCTACAGTTACAATACAAGATACATCTATAAATGTAGATCCCATTTATAATATTAGTGTAGATAAAACCACCGTAATTGAGGGCGGAAGTGTAACCTTTACTTTAACTACGTATAATGTTCCGGCGGGTAGTATAATCCCATGGGAGTTAGTGCCCGTAAGTGGCGATATTACTATTTCAGATTTCTCAAATATCAAAGCATTAACTGGGTATTTTCCTCCTACTGTAGGTGTAGGTGATGCGAATGTTGCAAGTTTTATAGTAACTACTCGAGACGATTTCATCTTTGAACAAACAGAGACATTCTATTTAGCTTTATTAAACAACGCTGCCTCAAGTCAAATTGTTAGAATTATAGATTCCGGTAATACACTAATTACCTCGGATAATACGTTCACAGGAAACATCTCTATAAAATTTTTAGATAAAGCAATATTAGCTGCAAATATAGGTAGTATATCATCGGGCAAAAGTTTTTGGGATGGCACCACTGGTCTACTTTCAGAGGATATGGTTCTTCAAGGTAAACTACCCTTTGGAAACGAAGACACTTTAGCATTTTATCATCCGTTTTCCTATGTTATAAGATCAACCAAATCTATAGAAGAATGGCGAGATTCTATAAAAAATTTGCTACACCCTGCCGGATTGACCATTTTTAGTGAAATAAATAATGAGACTCTACCGAATTCTGTTTTATCATTATCACCTAAATCTGTAGAAGATTCTACAACAGGTGTAATAGATATTGTAAGTGTAAGTAATGATATATCTAGCTCATCGAACAGTTTTACTGTAGATTCAGTAACCTTTTAATCTAATAGATAATAAATAATAAATGCCGAATTTAGTTACCAACCAATTTAAAATCGTAAATGCGAAAAATTTTATTGCTCAGTTTGCTGACTCTAATAATTCTTTGTATTTGTTTTTAGCTAAACCTAGTATTTGGTCAACTGAATCAGAGTTACCAAATGACCCCGTAGATACGCAGTCGTCCTATTTTAATACTTGGGACGAAATGATTAGCTTAAAAAAGATAAATCCGGTAAATATAGTTTCGGTAGTTAAACGAATAAATTGGGTGAGAAACAGTGTTTATGCTGAATATTCCCATGATGACGCAAATCTATATCTTAAAAATTACTATGTAATTAATAGAGAGTATGATGTATATAAATGTATAGATAATGCTAAAGAAACAGAATCAACAATTGAACCTACTGGAAAAAGTTTAAATATTTTTAGTACTTCAGATGGTTATAAATGGAAGTATTTGTACACAGTATCAACATCTGATAGATTAAAGTTTTTAACTGATAATTGGATGCCGGTTAGACTCAATGAAGATGTGGCAGCAGTTGCTAAAGATGGGGCAATTGAAAACATTAAAATAATTAACGGCGGCATAGATTATTCGATTCGGGCAAATGTTATTATTACGGGCGATGGTATTGGTGCTAATATTACCGCAAGACAAAGTTTAGGCGTAATATACGATTTTAACTATATTAATACTGGAACAAGATATCGGTTTGCTAAAGCTGTTTTATCTGATAGTAATAGTAACGGCAGAAGTGCAAATATAAAAGCTATATTAAGTCCATTAGGTGGGCACGGGTCAGACCCAATTTCAGAACTTAATTCTAATTATATTATGATTAATGTTCGCACAACGTATAACGAAGGTTATGGAGATTTTCCTGCAGGATTTTCATACAGAAAATTAGGTATTATAAGAAATCCAAAAGATATAACAGGAAATGTTGCATCTAGCTCTACTTTAAGTTCTTTAAACGGTTTGTCGTTAACAAACAGCAATGGAACTTTTTTAAATAATGAATTTATAGAAGGACTTGTATCTGGCGCAAATGCGTATGTAGTAACTGCAAATATCGTAACCGGCAATGGATATATAAAACATATTCAGTCGAATGATTTAACATATAATTTTAAAAATTTCACAATAGGTGAACAGATAGTAGGAATGGTCTCAGGCGCCACCGCTACCGTTTCTAATACTTTATTAGCAGAAGTAATATCGGATACTGGAGAAATTCTTTACATTGAAAATAAATATCCAATTACTAAGTTACCCGATCAAACAGATAGTTTACATCTTGTATTAGAATTTTAAGGAAAAACCATGGCAGTAAATACTTCAGTTTCCCCATATTTTGACGATTTTGACGAAACCAAAAATTATGTCAAAATATTATTTAAACCCGGATTTGCCGTTCAAGCAAGAGAACTTACTCAAACGCAATCTATACTGCAGAATCAAGTAAAGGCTGTAGGTAATTTTTTATTCTCAGATGGGGCAAAAGTTCGAGGACCGAAACCGTCGGTAAATGAAAACTCTCGAACAATTAAATTAAAAACTACAGATGCGTTGGGTACGCCTATTAACTTGCAAAGTTTATTAGGTACATATGTTACCTCAGCGGATTCTGAAGTTTTGGGGTTAGTAGAATTTGTGTATGAGGCAGATGATCCTAATATAGGTGATCCTCCAAGTATAGTTATATCTTTAAAAAGATACAATACTTCTAATGCGGGGGTGTTTGCCCAAGATACACAATTAAATTTTTATTTAGATTATACAGAGGCACTAAACAAATATACTGCTAATTATACCGCATTAACCGCAACAGATATTACAAAGAATGCGATTTGTAGCGTTACGGAATATTCTACATTTGTGACATTAGATAATCCTAGCACAATTATAGAAATAGGAGATCTGTTAGTTCATCCTAATATTTCAAAATTAATATACGTTACAAATGTTGTGGGTAGTCAAACATTAGAAGTAAGTGAGCCCCCGGGCACTTCTTTTGGCAGTCAAAATATTTCGTTTGTCAATAAGGCAACAAATCCTACTACAATTTTTACACAAGATACCGCAGTATTTTATAAAGCTGGATATTTTATTACATGCGTAAATCAAAAAATAGTACCGGATAAAAGAACTGCATATCCAACTAAGTTGATTGCATTTTTATCAGATCAACAAATTATTACAAGTGACGATGATCCTAGTTTATTAGATCCTGCATTGGAAAGTTCCAATTACTTTGCAGCTGGTGCTGATAGATTAAAAATTGATTTGAATTTAGCATCTTTAGACTTAGTAAATACTACAGAAGAAGACAAAAATTTAATACCGTTATTGGTTTTCAATAAAGGCAAAATTGAATATAATGTAGAACTTTCCAATGATGCAGAATTGGATAAAAAGTTAGCCGAAAGAACATATGACGAATCGGGTAGTTATGTTGTAGATCAATTTCAAATATCTGCAGATAATACATTAGAAGCAAACGTAGATATGAGATTTAAAATATCTCCGGGCAAAGCTTATGTCGGCGGGTACCAAGTTAAAACAGTTGATAGTACAGAAATTCTTGTACCTAAGCCCGGAGCAACTGAGACTAAATTGGGATTTAATGTTAATACTTCATACGGAAATTACTTTAGAGTAAACGGTTTAAGTAAAAAAATTATTTCTCCGTCGGATTTAGTTGCAAGCTCATTATTTTTAGAATTACATAATGTAGAAAATCCTACGTCAAGTGCTACTTTGGTTGGTACGATAACTTATAAAAATATAGAATATGATAGCTATATTGATTCTGTTACGGGAACTGTATTAAAATTAT